AAAAGGAGCTCTATATTCTACGGATAAAGCACCGCGCGCATCTTGCGCTCCACCATGGGCCTAAGCCCGTGCTCCGCATACTAATATGCGGACACCCAACGGCGTTTCAATGTAACGGCGCCGTGCCGTGCGGATCTCTCCAAATGCTGTTTATCACTACTCTGGATGGTATGTGAATCCATCTTTTGTAATGAAAGCAAACATTTTGTGAGAGCACCGTACCCCCCCAGTACATCAGTGCGATATACTGGACTCCCTACCCATGCCCGTATTTCCCAGGCATGCGTTTTACGATTCCACCTTTCGGCGGATACGTACGGAAGATGGGATATACGTCCAAGCGCTGGACTTGTTTCAGCTACCACAGGTAATCTACCTAGATAGCGCTCACACACATTAAACATGTATGAGCTGGTTCGCCAATATCCTTTTTTGAAGAATAAATTGGCAGTTTTAACCCATGAAATTAGTCTTTCGGCTTGCCGCCTGTTGTCAGGGTGCAAATGTTTGATGTAGGTAGGTGTAACCTCCTCACCAGCATAAGCGTCCATGCCACAAGACTCACGGAACTTTCCGTTCCAGAAAGACTTGGTCATATTCACCTTACAATAGTACTTTTGTAGGTGATCGACAACAGTAGTCGCCCATCTAGAGGGAACAAAAATATCATCCCCATAGATGTAGACGTCTCGTGAAACGTTATACACGTTTCTAGACGTCACTGGAAGGTTGTGACATTTCAGCAGAGCCGCTACACATAATGTGTAGAAGTACATCGACTCAACTGGAAAGCACAGGGCACTCCCCATGGATGCAAACTTAACCAATGGACCAATTACTTTGCCATCAGGTAACTTTGCATGCGTCGAGCGACACGCTAAGACCATACCTTGAAGAACGGGCTGGTTCTTAAACATGCCAACAGCAAGTGATCCTATAACGCGATCACTGGCATCTGAGAGATCTAGCGAAGCTAAATCACCAGTTAACGACGACTTCATCGCAAGAATCCTATTTATCGATTGATCAGTAAAATTTACATGACCAGCCGAATAATAGTTTTGCTCAATCTTGTCATACAGATAAGATCTCACAGCTTGTTGCGCATATTGCATGCAACAAGGCTCTAAAGCGATGATCCTGGGTCCTTTCTGGGTCTTAGGAACAGTTGTTACCTTTACAGGCTCCTCCTGCTCTTGGGAGACGAGCGTTACATCCTTGAACTCCTCTGAATTGTAGCAGCCTAAAGTATAAGCTGTTTCAATGAAAGGGAAATAAGGTTCAAGACGCTCGTGCCAGAACTTCCAACGATATTTCTGATTACCAGAAAATCCGTCGGAGGTTCCACCAGGTCCATGCTTGGGAATAATATCTGATATATTTTGTATATCAGGTATACTACCCCACAATGCATGAGAAACGTCAATAAAATACTTAACGTCTTTTCCTGATATATGTGCGCCAGAAAGTTCGTGCTCAGTTTGCACGAAATTCCGGAGGGACGACCGTACCCGTTGAAGAGTACAGTCAATCTCCAATTTCTTAAAGGAATACGCAATTTGACGTATTCCCTCAATAATTGAAGGAAACTCTGGTGTCTCATGTAAAATCCTCCCAGTAGTCCGGTCAAAGATTTGACTGAGCATACCTTGCAGAAATGCAGGGATTGCCCCATTTTTCTTGAAACTACGGAAAAATGTAGAGTCAATTACCTCATCGGCTAGACTTCTTTCGAAGTCTTTACCAAATTGGGGTAAGGTTATCGTCAAAAACGATAATCCTTCATCTTCGACCCGTGATTTGATTGTCATCAGATCACGTAAATCGGGCTGGATAGCGACACATTTGGCCATTGCGTCATAATAAATGACGCTGACCAGACTAACTTGGTCACTCTCGTGGCTTTTCATGCTGCCTCCATATAAGGGGGTACAACATCCAGCCACAGCACCAGCTCTAGCAGTTATATAACCTGCTAGCAAACCCATTTACAGTCACTGATAAATGTGGAGGGCGGTTTCCCGCCCCCCGATAAGCTGCTACTACACAGTTTTTAATGCTGAGTAGCGCATATCTTACCAACATTCGTCGGTGTAAGCCACGCGACAAGCGCGGCAACATCCAAGCCTATCGTGGCATCGTCGAACCCGAAATTCGGTTCATCGATGACAAGATAGAAGCCCAGTGTCTTGGACTCGTTGAGAGCCGAAATTGGATCCGCAGCGATCACTTTGTGATCGACGCGTACCATTCGTCTCACTCGTTTTCCAGTGTCCTGGTGGGAGATGGTCATCTTAAAGACGCCATCATCCGTCTGATAAACAGACTTCAGACCATCAGCCGAAATACGGTTGAGAGTCTTGGCTACGGAATTTACTGTAATGGTTTGGGGATCTGCTAATGCCATGGTTGACCTCCTAAAGTCAATTTATGGTGTTAAGTTCAAAACCCATTGCACAGGTTACCAAGCCTGTACAACTGTGGGGTCCTAAACTAGTGGCTAACTGCGATTTAGAGAAATTAACAAATCCTTTCTCTGAATACCTAACGCAGTTAGAATTGACCATTGCCGTACCGTTAAATCAGGTACCGCAATAGAAAAACCAAAAGGACTAGCTGTACGTCGAGTTTTAGCTTCACAGCCTCTGCTCCAACTACACGTCTGCGTTCCCGACCTCCAAAAGATGTCGGACTGATTGACATATTCATCATATGTCGTCTGCATAATGTAGGCGTACCTAGCCGTCAGGTTGTCGTCTGTCATACTTGTATAGTTGGATATTACATCCCCTATATTCGTACTCCAGTCGGCCAACCAGCTCCAAGGTGTCAAGTTCCAGATGAGCAAAGGATTCACCCGGGCGCCGTAAAGACGGAGAATATTCTCTATCTTCTTAATCCCCCTGTCCGTTTCCGGAGAGGGTTCATAGGACGGTACCCAGTACCTAAATGCCCCAGAAAACCAAGTGTCTACAGTTAAATTCTTGTAGATCCTTGATTTAGTGTAAAGTTGATCCTTACCAATGAGCGATTGTGCACCAATCTGAGGGTACAGGTAAATTGAAAATTGACCTGGACCACCAGAAGTGTACTTCAACTCAGAGGAATTATCAACCCCGGAACTTACTCGGCCTCTCCGCCTTATCCATTTCCCATTATCTCGTCGAAGCTGGCGTAATCGCCGTTCGCAAGATCGATACGTTTTAATAAACGCCTCAAGGTCACGGATAAACGGAATCCACCCAAATTGGGTGTTCAACAGCTGATTCGAAGCATAACTAGACATAGTATGCCCAGTTCTCTTCGATGTCATGCTCATGTATAAATCTTTAAATGAGCTTGCTGTTGTCCGGAGCATGCGAGGTATATCTCTGGCTTCGCCAAGAAACATACCAAGGTCTGCATCCGATTGCTTTGGCTTGAATTTATTCCAAGCCTCGGCACCGAGTGATGTTGCCACACTGTACTGGTCCGAGTATTTCCCGGACTTACCAGTGTTCAGTAAGTCGGAAGTCATCGCGCCGTCCGGCCAATTAGTAGGTACAAAACCTCCTACATAGACCTGACGGAAGACGCTGATTACACCAGATTGTCTGGTATAACCCTTCACGACTTGGGAGTCATCATGAGACTTGTAACTCGTAAATGGGCCACCTGTTTTATAAGGCGGACCTGGATTTTTCTTATCCAGGGTTATTTGGCGTTCGCCTCCCCAAATGGACTTATTGTAATCGGTCTTGGAGATTATACTCCCGTTCCGGTTATCAATAAACCACTCGGTTCCGACATGGATCATTGAAGATCCAAACGCCCCCGTTTCACGAATACGCTCATGGAAAACATTTCCCACGTATGGCATTCATCTACACCTCCTTCCTTTTGGTAATTGAGTTAGTGTATCGCTACACCACCCAGCTGGTCCTAATCGG